GTACATACAATCTTCGTTCTTCTTAGTCTTCTAGACATTATTTACTCCGTCAATAATTACAAAATTTTAAAGATACTATTTTTACTTGGCTATATATTAGTCAGATGAAAAATCGGTGCGCATTATACGCTTAAAAATTGGGGAAATCAAAAACAGCCCGGTTATTAAAGGCAATACTGTTTACTTTTTTGCCAGTTATCTCGAGTTTTAAGAAAAATACTTGTTTTCAGATTAAAAATATCTATAATTCCAGACACTTTATACAGTGCGACTATAGCTCAGTTGGTTAGAGCACCACCTTGACATGGTGGGGGTCACTGGTTCGAGTCCAGCTAGTCGCACCATATTTTCTTTTCAATCCCTCTCAATCCATATCAAATCAAATTAAATTTCCTAGTAAATCAAAGCGTTATATGCTTTTATAAAGTCAATCTATATCAATCTATATTAATCTAACTCACATTTTTGGTATTATATTTGGTAATACAATTTGGGGTTTTTAGGTGTCGTAATACCAAAATCCATAAAAATACTAAAAAATCGCGCTTACCAAAATTATTTTCGTAATACCAAAGGGGGGAGGATGGCCGTATTAGTGAAACCATTAAGCATTACAGAAATCAATAATGCTAAACCTAAAGAGAAAGATTACTCACTCTCTGATGGTCAAGGTCTTTTCTTACTCGTAAAAATGAATGGTTCGAAAATTTGGCGATTCCAATATTATAAACCAATTTCTAAAAAAAGAACTTTAATTAGTCTTGGCGTTTATCCTGAGATTTCATTAAAAGACGCTCGAGAGATTCGGGATTTATATCGTTCTTTGTTGGCGAAAAATATCGATCCACAAGATTACCGTTTACAGCAAGAACAAAAAGCCATCCAAGAACGTCAATTTACCTTGATCGAAATGGGGAAGGAATGGCTATACCTAAAGAAAAATGAAGTTGATACTGGTCGATTAAAAGAAGTGACTTTTATTGATATTGGGAAACGGTTAGAACGTCACTTGTTTAAAGTGTTGGGGCATTATTCTATTAGTGAGATTTCTGCTCCTCTTGCTATTGAGAAATTAAAACCATTAGAACGAGCAGGAAAATTGGATACATTGCATCGTATTATTGGTTATTTAAACCAAATAATGATTTATTCGGTTAATAGGGGGGTAATTAATTATAATGCAACCGCAGATATTGGAAGAGTATTTATTCGACCAATAGCTGAAAATAACCCGACTATTCGCCCAGAGCAATTACCTAAATTGTTTGAAGATTTGCAGAATAGTACCCTTGAAATTGAAACTCGTTGTGCATTAGAGCTACTACTACTTACCGCAGGTCGGGCAGGGGCTATCACTCAATTAGAATGGGAAAATGTAGATTTCGAAAATAGCTTATTGAATATTCCGAAAGAAAAAATGAAGGGACGACAGGGTAAAGTACAAGATTTTATTTTGCCATTATCCAAACAAGCTGTAACGATTTTGCGCTTGTTACGGAAATTGAATCGTTGCAATAGTAAGTTTGTTTTCCCTAGCAAAAAAAATCCAAGACAACCCATATCGAAAGAGACGCCAAACAAAGCACTTGGACGGATAGGCTATAGGAATATTTTGACCGCACATGGTTTACGATCTGTTTTTAGTACAGCTATGAATGAGGCTGAATTTAACAGTGAGATTATTGAGGTGTGCTTGGCACATTTTGAATATTCTTCCGTTCGTGGCACATACAATAAAGCAAAGTATATGCCACAACGGATCGAATATATGCAGTGGTGGGGGGATTTTGTAGAAGAGGCATCTGATGGGAAAGCATTAATGGGCTGCTAAGATGAATAGCAGCCTGATTCAATTCTTTCAATGTAGTCATTTATTTGTGCATCAGTCCAAAAGTTATTCCCACCGACTAGATGGGGCTTTGGAAAATTAGGGTCGTTTTTTATCCTTCTATAAATTGTTGGCGCGCTCATATCTAATAAGCCAGAAACGGTTTTTAAATTATGTAATTTTCTTGTCGTAGATTCCATATTTCCTCCAATAAAAACCGCCCATAAGAGCGGTTATTGATTATTATCTCGCTGCTTTTTGCTCTTCAATCCACTGATGCACTTCTTCTAAATCCCAGCGGACAAAGTTTTGTGAAAAGCTAATTGGTTGAGGGAATTTCTTAGCTTTTACAAGCTCGTTGAGTTTGGTGCGACCAAAGCCAACAATGCGGCAAGCGTCAGCACCAGAGATTAATTTTTGTTGTAAGTTTTCGTTTTGTAATTCTAAATTTTCGTTTTTCATATAGCTTCCTTATTTTTAATATTAATTATTCTGCTCTTAATTTATAACCCAATAATAGCTTAACTTCTGGTAGTGATTTAGTGATTGCGTTATAGACAATATTACATTCCTCATCCGAAATTCCGTTTGGTAATTCATCACGGAAGAATGGCTCTGATTCTTTTATTCTTTTACAAAAAGACGACTCATCGAACCAGTCCAGTATAAGCCCCGAACCAACCCTAATAATCAATCTGCTTTTCTTGTGATAATACATATCTGGCAAAGTTACATAATCTATTAGCTCTTTGCATATATATTTTTTTCTCATAGCTTAACCCTTTAAAACAATAGGCGCTCGCTTGGAACGCCTATTGGATTTGTTAAATACTAATTTCTATTTTTGCTTACCAAGATTTACCACAGGCAACACAGGTACAAGTGGTTTTGCTGTTGTGGCCGTTGTTGATGTACTGCTGCGGTTATCATTTATCCAGTCAAATAGTTCCTCCCACGAATCGTAGTCAAGTTTGAGGAATGGGGCATTTCGGTCACTTTCCCAGTGTTTCAGATGCTCATTAATATCGCGCGTAATTACCTCTCGAGTGTTACTGCTTAACACGCTCCAGTAGGTTTTAACATCGTGAATAGTTTCGCTAACGATATAAGTATGTCGTGGCAAGCTGTATCGGACGTGACTAATCATTAAATCTTGAAGTTTATGCAGTGGGATTTTGATGTTAATTTCATTTGGTTGTGTCATGGTTTTCCTTTATAAATTTCTTTCTTCTGGGGTATAAGTAGTTGGCTTACCTTCATTCGCTGCTCTAAACCAAAAATCAGCTTGGCTACGCAACCGCTCATTTTCTTTTTTCAGTAAATCAATTTCTTGCTTTAACTGTTCGATTTGTTGCATTAGTATTTTGGCGTCTTTGCTCATAATGATTCTTTGGAGATATAAAAAAGCCGCTAATTAATAGCGGCAGATTTTAAGCATCATCTTCGTAGTAGTGTTCTTCAACTACGAACCCATCATTATCCACAAGGTAATAGCCAATTTCCTCACCATCACCACCATAGATAGGTTTTCTATATAGTTTTTTAGTCATCTTTAACCTCAAAACGGAATATCACCAAACCCATCTTGTTCTGCTGCTGCGCTTAATGGGTCTAGTTTCTTTTGTTTTGATTGTGATTTACTTTGTGACTTTGGTTCATCTTGGCGACTTCCTAGCATTTGCAAAACATCGCCTTGTATTTCTGTCGTATATCTGTCTTGGCCGTTATTATCTTGCCATTTGCGTGTTTTTAAACGACCTTCTATATACACTTGAGAGCCTTTCTGTAAATATTGCCCGCAGATTTCAGCTTGGCGGCGATAAAACACAATGCGATGCCATTCGGTTTGAGTTTTTTTCTCTCCACTGTTTTTATCTATCCAACTTTCGCTGGTTGCTACGCTAATATTCGCTACTTGTTCGCCATTTGGCATTGTTCTTATTTCAGGGTCATTACCTAGATGCCCCACAATAATTACTTTGTTTACGCCAGCCATTAGCTCATCTCCTGTATGAGTTGTTGATAATATTCTTGAGCAATTTCTACTCGCTCTTTGATTTTCTCGATGATTTTCTCATCACGTTTAATTGTGACGGTGGTGATACGTTTTTCTTGGGGGATTTGCTCAACCAAGTCAATGTATCGGCTTGGATCGTCATAGCTTGATAATTGGTCATAAGGGGTAGGGAGGAGGACAAAATCAATTTGCGCCTCATCACAATCCCATAGCCACATATAGCCTTGCATTTGTGCGTCATACCCAGCTTTTTTGGCTTTTTCTTCCGCCTCATCAGCAAAAAAAGGGTGTGAGCCAATATCCCAAGAACATTTAGTGTCTATGATTAATTTTCGGCTTGGCACATAAATATCGCACTCGCCTGTAATCCAATCGTTTTCACGCCTTTCCGTGTTCTTTTTAAGAGGTAAGCCACGTTTACGACCGCTTAACTTAATAGCTTGTTCTTCTAGTGCAATGCCTTTCTCGGTGTATTTATTCCCCTCAAAATCTTGATAGCCAAACAGGTCATATTTAACTATCTTTCTCACCGCACTTTTCGCGGTCGCAGATATTCCGTTACCGCTTTTAGGCTTTACCATTAAATCAGCCAAACCAGAGCATTTAGCTTTCAGCTTGTACATTTCCATCATTCTTTCATCCCCAAGCGCAACCCTTGAGATTCAAGAACGCATTTTATTTCAATGATCGATTTCTTACCTAACATTGGAATTTTTAATAGTTCAACTTCAGTTTTTCTAACCAGATCATAAGTGGATAATATCCCCTCAGCTTTTAAACAGTTATATGCCCTCTCTGGTAATTCTAGGTCATAAACATCAGCTATATTTAATTCATTTATCCTGATCTGTGTATCACTCAAAACTTCATCTTGAGGAATGTCTTTTAATTTAATCCACTCTAACTCCATCCCAGAGTTAGCAAATAGTGATGTACACCACACTGTACCGTCATCACATAGCGCTACAACTCTACAATCTTGGTTATCAAATCTATTTTTCGTCATTGCTGCGCTTACTTGAATTACTTTTCTCATATCACTCACCGTCTTTTGAATTCTCAATAGCCTCTAACTCCGCAATTTGTTCTTGACTAAACTCATAAGCCCCGCTATCACAAAGTTCCTGTAGGGTGGTTTCTCCCTTTTGAATGCTTTGTTTGCATTGTTCGAATGTGGCTTCATCAACAACCGCTAAAAATTCCGCTTCTTGAATATTGTCGGTGTAGTTGAACTCTTGATTTTCCACATCTTTCACAACGGCTTGGTCGGCTAATACGGCTTGTTGCATTTCAACAGAGAGCGGGGCTTGTTTTGATAGCAATAACTTAGTTACAGTTTTTAATGCCATTGCCTCGAAGTTATCGTGCCATACGCCATAGCCTTTTTTGAATGTTTGGCTGTAGCGTTGAGCGTGCTTGACGATGTCATCATGACTCATATAGAGTTCAGCCGAAAAATCGTTTACCAGTTTAAAATAGGCGTAATAGCCGATTGGATTTTCGTTTTGTTCAGGCTCTTGCTCCCAGTCGAACTCAAAACCATTGATGAAATCTTTTTTGATGAGTTGCTTTTTGTACACAGGCAATGCGACTAAGCGTTTAAATTGCCCGCTACGTTGTGCAAGTTGGATAAAACCTTTATAACCAATTTGGAATTGCGCTTCGGTTTTCTTTTCTTTGTTGTTTCTGAAAGGGACGATGTAGGCAAAGCCTAAGCCATTTTGTAGTGGCAAATTCAGTGTCGCTGCCATACAAGCAGCATTAAAAATACTCATTGGATCTGCTGTTTTAAGCATTGAATTGCTGTTGGCAATTTGCATAACACTTGTTGCAAAGGTTGCCGCATTTTTGCCAACAAGTTCCTTAATCTTATTTTGCACATTCGCACTTTCAAAAAATGTTTTAAGCGCAGGTGGCTGTTTATTTTGTTGATGTTGAACTTGGTTTGTCATCTCGCCCTCCATTAATCTGGGTCATAATCATTCATTCTTGCGTGCAATTCACGCTCTGCAATTTTCTTAATCGCCTCTTGTCTATAAGGCTCATAACTTGCACCGCTACCAATAGCAAGCCAGAAATTATCGTTATCACACAACATTTCTGTGAGTTCGTAATGATGCGTTTGGTCGCCTTGTTTTAAATCATTGTCGATTTCAGTAGTGACTTCATCTAAGGCGATTTCATAGCCTGCTTGCCAATCCACTTCACGTTGGTGAGCTGCATCAAGTTGGTAATAGTAATCAGCGTATGGTTTCATTGGTTTGCTCCTGGCTCATTGATTTCAATCGAAAGTGATGTCTTTCGCAAAAATCAATACGGTGTTGGCAGTACTCGATATTCTTTTGTACTGCGGTATGGCGTTTAGCGTCAGCCCAATTCTTGGCAGCCTCAAGGTAATGACCTTTCTTTTCTGCTTTTACTGCCGATTCTGCGTAGGTTTTGTAAGTCAGTCTCATTGTTTACTCCAAGTGTGGTTAATTTCTGCTTGTTTTTGTGCGGTGTAAGCCTGCAGTTCTTTTTCTGCTGTGAGTGTGAGATTTGGTGGTAAACATACGCCATTTTCATATATGCCACCTTTCACTTCACACTGTGTTTCAGCTTGGATTTGTTGGCTTATTGTGTTGTCGTGCCAGTCTGTTTGATTAGCTTTTGCACCAATACTGATAACTGCCGACACAATGATTGCACCAAAGAGACAAGTCATAATTTTTAATGCTTTTTCAGTGCCTTTCATAAAGTAGGTAAAACTGTTTTTAAGTTGATGTTTTTTCATCTTGAACCTCGATTTTGGCGTAAAAAAAAGACCGCACTTTTCAGGCGGTCAGTGGAGTAGTGCAATCAGTCTATGCTGATTTTGTCTAGATAGGGCGCCTTTCTTTATGCTTGTAAGGCTCAAGCCCTCTTGTATGCGACTACAACGAGGAGTAAAATTCCATCTTGCGACTACATCTAAACAGGAGGAAATTATGAATAAACCAAAAGCAGATACATTGGCGTTGATGTTTGCCCGCGATATACTAACGACCGCAACACAAACCCAAGGCAATCAAATGGATATCGTTGCCACATATAACGCACAAGCACTTGGTGAGTTTATTAGAGCACTTTCAACTGAACTTGAATCGCTTGATGAAAACACTGATACTATTCGGATTTTGAATATGTATAAGCCTGAATTGAAGTAAATGCCTCACATAACTGAGTAGCTACTTCATTTGGCTTAAGATTCGTGTTCTTTGCCGCACTTTCTAATACAGCCTGTTTGATTCTCTCTTTATCTCTTTCAGATAGGCTGTTTTCTTGTTTTTCTTCCATTTTTAACCTCGTTTGTTGTCTGCCATTTCAAAACACACTTCATCTATCATTCGCAACGGTTTCACATGCCGTTGTGTCTCTGTACTAGCAAATGTGTTTTGGGATGGCGCCCTATACAAGATTCTAACTTGTAACCTATTGCTTAGAAGGCAATTGCTCTATACGATTGAGCTAATAGGGCGTAACCAGTCCGCGGGCTTGTTCGCCATTTCCCCGACTGAACTCGTATCCTCTAAGGGATTGCTTAAAGATATAAACAGCGCTGCCATTGACCTGCCAACCACATCTCTTCGGTTAAACACGCAGTACAGTTTTCTGCTCTGGGGTTACTCGACTTAAACAGCCGATAATTTATATCCCGCACGAGACCAAGTTTTTAAAGAGCATCGAGATTGTGTATCTCGTTTTGATGGTCTTATAATACTAAAGCTAATATTAATAGTAAATAGCAAAACTAATATATTTTACAAAATATACTATTTAAACTATTAAATCACTGTTTTTACTAATATTTTATTTTTGAAAAACTTTGACTATTTGCTGAATTTGTGACCTAGATCACAAAAAAAGAGAGTAGATGAGAGTGTGATTTTAAAAAGTGCGGTCGGTGTTTAGCACAAAATTGAGAAGAAATGGCAAAATTGAACAAATGAACTTGTTCAGTGAACAAAATAAAGTGCGGTAGGAATTGCAGGCAAAAGAAAACCGCCAGTAGGCGGTTTAGTTTCGGTTTTACGCTTATCCTCGATGAATTCTTGCAATCATATAGAAAAGACCAAGAGAGGTTACAAATAAGATATTAAACAGTAAGGCTAAGTAAATGAATTCCAATGCTAAAACCAGATAATGAGCTAATGGTGTGGTAAGGTTAATCATCTTAGCTATGCCACCCAAAAAGTATAAAAATATGCTCATGAACGCAAGATAGCCAAACAAGTGTGTTACAAACACCCTTCTGGTTAGAGGTTTGCCTTTTAATTGTGGCGCTATACCTTGCATTACATTATCCATTTCCGGGCGGGAAAAAGTTGCAACAGCGGCAAGACTGGCAATATAAAACCCAGCCAGTATTTGTAAAATCGCATTTACTAACTGGATTACACCATTATCCCCCAAAAAGTTAATATTTGTATCTAAAGCATTGGTTGCTGCCAATATAACTATTGAAAAAAAGACTGGAAGTATAAAATCAAACCAATATTTTTCACTATGTTTAATTCTTAAATAGTTTAATGGAGCGAATAGTTTGCTTGTGATAAACATTTACTCCTCCTTCATTTTCTCCAAAATTTTTAGCATTTTACTTGATAATTCTGTATGAATGCAATTTTGGCAAGTTTCAATTTGTGAGCTTAAATTAATTTTTTCTCTTGCTGCGAACTGAGCTTCAGAGATACTTTGAACAGTTTCTTCATAAGAGCTTATATTATCAGGGATGTCGTAACTGGTAGTTGTTTTTCTCTTATTTTCATAACGAGAGATCCGCAATCTGGAGAACCCTCGTTCTTTAGCAAGAGGAATTACTTTAGCTATAATGTTTAATGCGCTATTCTTTACGCTCTTAGGCGTCTTGATGATTAATCGTTCTTCGCGTATAACATCAGCTCCAATTTCATCTAATTCACTTGTATCTTTTGATGTTCTTGTGGCAGTAATTCCGCACAGATACCCTGTTTTAAATGATTCGGCAAAACTATGTGATGCTAAATAATCAATTTTTAGGATGGGGCGATAGCTAATTTCTTTGTTGTTTTCTAATTTTCTTAAAAAGCTAAAGTTTGTATTTTCTCTCAAAAAATAGGTGAGAATATCAGCGATCATTCCTTTGGTTAGTCCAGGTACTTCTTCCAATATTGCAGAATATTTGTTTGGGTGTAATTTGTTGAATGACTGAGTATCAATAATTAAATGACAGCTAACTGCGACGCCTTCTCCGTACTGCTTACGAACAGTTCGGCTTTTCCCTGTTTTTAACTCCGCAAATGCAGGGTCTGACGCACGACCGTTTGCATGTTGGAATAAAATAGCAAAGTACCTTTCTTCATCGTCCAGATACTTTGTTTCCACAACGCTAAATGAGGATGTTTCGTTATTTCTTAGATAAACATCAGTTGACTTAATATTTTTTATAAATGGAATAATTTCATACATAGGAATATTAGGGGCGTCATCTGGCGTCGAATCTATTTCTATTTCACATTCAACAATGTATCTTTCATAATCGTTTAAAATCATGCTCATAATCGTTTCCTTAGGTTAGTAGTTATAGATCAACAATATCCAGTGTTAGTTTCTTGATTAGTTTTCCGACAAAGTGAATCTGTTCTACTTGGTATTTTTCTAAGATTTCGGGCTCATAACTTGGATTGTCAGAAATTACTTTTAGTCTATATCCGCTTAGATACTGCAAGCGCTTAATTCTTGCTTTTCCTTCATATACAAATGCATAAATTCCGTCATCTTTGAAGTCATTAATTGTTCTATCAATCGCCACGATGTCACCATGCTTTAGGCTCATTTCGGCATTGTTTGGGTTGTACATGCTGTTTCCGTCGATAATCGCAATCGAGAGATTATTTGCTGTTTTGCGTTGGAAAATCTCCATGAACTTGTCTCGTGAAAATTCAATAGAACGAATTGTATCTGGGTAATCAAGGTTGATGACACCATCGCCGGCAGCAAGATGGTTATCAAGCAATGTGAGCTTAATTGAATCTGTGGCTATTGGCTCCGAAAACTCTTTTGCTTTTGTTACCAGAGTAGTGAAGTCCTCAGAAATATCAGGATCTATATCCGATGGGTCAACATCAAGAATCGAAGCAAATTTAATGATCGTTTCTTTGCTTATAGGTTGCTTGCTATTTGGATTCATGTAGTGGCTTACACCGCCCTGTGTCTTAATATCTAACAGATTAGCGATTTTAGCTTGAGTTAATCCCAAATTTTTTTTCTTTGTTTCATAAATACTTTTTAGGCGAGTTTTAATCTCAAAAAGTCTTTGTTCCGCTTCGCTCATTGCATCCCTCTTGTATCTTTTCCTGAATTATATTAGCCCCTCTAATAAGATCAAGAATAGTTAAAATATTAAAACTATTGAATAATGGAAATAGTTTTGCTAATATTTTGACATTCAGGAGGCTATATGAAATTAACCGAATATTTAGCCGAGAAAAAACTTACACAAGAACAGTTTGCTCGGCTTGTACAAAAAACGCAGGGATTTGTTAGCCATTATTTGACGGGTCGTTGCGAGTTAAGTGCGAAAACAACATTGGCTTGGTCTGCCGTAACTAATTATTTGGTTACACCGCACGAATTAAACCCGAACTTATACCCAAACCCAGATGATGGATTACCAAAATACCTTAGAACGTAATTTACCAATCTTTACCCAAAAGAAAACCATAAAAATAAGGCAAAAATTATGGAAATGAAGAAAGTTATTATCGAAATGATTGATCGGATTCCTGGGGGGAGAAGTGCGGTAGCAGGATTCCTAGGCTTTACTGAAAGTGAATTAAAGAATCGCCTTTATCAAATAAAAGGCCAACGATTCAAAAACGAAGAATTGATTGCACTGCAACTTGAGTATGGATGCACTGATTTTATCGATGAGCTTTGCCGTACCGCTGGTGGTCGTTTTGTGCCTGATGTGGCGGAGGATGAATTAGACAAGGTTGAGCTTGCCAATTTACAACTGCACGAGCTTTCCGCACGAGGCTTGTTATTTGCTGCATTAGAAACAGCGCTAGAAGACGGTGAAATCACTTCGAAAGAAGAAGACAAAATCCGTCAAGCATTGAGTAAGCATTTGGCTGCAACACAACATTCGATTGAATGTGCGATTGTGTTACACAAGAAATAAAAAAGCCACGAGGAGATTTCGTGGCTTTAACTAACTTCCTTTAATTGTTATTCACAGAGGTTATCTGCATGGAAAATATTAATCCAAACGAAAAAACAAGTCAAACGCAAAACGGCAAGATTCTAAAGGCTTTGTTGAATGGCGAGCGATTGACACAGCTTGATGCTTACACCCGATTTAGTTGTACTCGTCTTGGCGCAAGGATTTATGACTTAAAGCAGAAAGGACACAAAATTGAAAAGCAAATGGTGGTTGTGGCCAGTGGAAAACGTGTAGCTGAATATAGATTGGCGGTTTGATATGGAAAGACTATTCGACCCCGAATTTGTAGCTAGTTTAAGTGATAGAGAAAAATTCATAGCTTATGAAGGCATAAAACAACAATTAATAGAGCAGGGCGCAAGCCAAGAAGAGTACGACAGAGTAACAGAACAAGCGATTGAGGAATTAGAGATATGAACCCATCAACAATGCTTAAAAATACAGGAAGAGCGATTGCTTATCGTCCTAATCTTGCTCGTTTATTTGGTGGGGTTATTGCTGAAATATTCTTTGAACAAATTTTCTATTGGCAAGATAAAGCCGATCCTGTTCTTGGTGTTTATAAAACCCAAGAAGAGTTAGAAATTGAAACTGGATTATCGAGAAAAGAGCAAGAAACTGCTCGCAAATTACTGCGTGAAAAAGGCGTGCTAATCGAAACTCATAAACGCCTAGAACATCGTATGTATTACAAAATCGACTGTGAAAAATTAGACGAATTATTAGCTACATTAGCGAATGATACAAACGAACATTCCCGAATGCCCGAAAGTGACATTCGGGAGGGTGACAAAGTCGCATTCGTTAATACAAGAGATTACAACACTAGATTACATACAAATACCCCCTTACCCCCTGAAGGGGAATCGGCTGACGCCGACATGGAGGACGAAAGTGAATCATCTCCTACAGAAAAACAAGAATCAGATCATGTTGATTATTCAGGTATAGCCAATGCTTATAACGAATCTCTTGATAAAACTGGGAAGAATTTACCTCGAATTGCAGATCCAACTCACTTGAGTGACAAGCGAAAGCGTGCAGTAAAAAAACTATCCGATGTGTTCAAAAAACGATTTAAGAATAACTCTACACAAGCCTTTGCTGAATACTTTACGGATTTTATGACAAGCGCAGGAGAATTTTATTTCGGTGAAAACGACCGGCATTGGAAAGCAAATTTTGAGTATCTACTGCGAGAAGAAACGTTAGACAAAACTTTGGAGAATAACCTGTTATGACATCGAAAATTTACGATTTGGAGTATTCCTTGGTTGGGGCATTTTTGAATAGTGGACTATCCCCACAAGCTCGTGAAGTGATGAGTTGGTTAGAACCAGAAATGTTTGCCACATTCCAACTTGGCGCGCTTTACGGAAACATTCGCAAACAGGCTCGCAAAGATGATTTGATTGATATTTTACTGCTTGCACAAGACTACGGTGAAAACTTTGCCAATCTAGCCGAATTAGCGAGCGGATATGCTTACAGCGGAAATATTTTAGGTTATGCAAAGAAAGTCCATTCAGCTTGGGTAAATCGCACGGCTCAACAGGCATTGTTGAAAATGGCAGGGGAGTTAGCTAACGCAAAAGAGGAGCAAGTAAACCAAATTACTCAAAATGCACTTAACCAAATTCAAAAACTGCTTGTCATCAAAACGGAAATTAAGCCAATTGCGATGGGTGAACTGGTCGATTCTTACGTGGATGTATTGGAAAAACGTTCAAAAAGCGATTTCAAAGAACGTTTACTTTACACAGGCATTGAGGCGGTCGATAACATTCTTGGCGGCATAAATTCAACGGATATTGTCATTGTGGCGGGCCGTCCAGGAACAGGGAAAACAGAATTTAGTCTGACAGTGACTCGCAATATCGCCAAAAATCATGGCTCGGTTTTATTTTTCAGCCTTGAGATGGGTAACTTCCAGCTGGTAGATAGATTATTAAGTGCTACTGGTGGCGTGAGCGTTAAGAAATTACGCAATCCTGCCGAGCTTGATGAGGGCGACTATCATCGCTTAACAAGCGCATTGCAAGAAGTGCGGTCGCAAGATGTTTACTTTGTCGATCGTGGTGGTTTATCTGCCGATGAAATTTGCGCAATTACAGAAAACCATATTAGCGAGAAAGGCGCACCATCTGTGGTTGTAATTGATTATTTGGGACTGATGAATCACAAGCAAGAGCGTGGTGTAAATCTAACCCAAGCTATCGCAAATTCCATGAGCAAGCTAAAAGCCTTTACCAAAAACTTTAACATTCCAATCATTTTACTTTGTCAGCTTAACCGTGATGTGGATAGCCGTGCAGTAAAACGCCCTGCTAATTCAGATTTACGTGATTCAGGCTCAATAGAGCAAGATGCAAGCCAAATCATCATGCTTTACCGTGAGGGCGCATATAAAGCCGATTGCGATAATCCTTACTCTGAGGCCATCGTAACTAAGAATCGATTTGGTGGATTAGGCACAGCCTATATGAAATTTGATAGAGGTCACTTCCTCGATTGCGATCAGGCGCAAGCGTATCAATTCATCAACGAAAAACCACAGCAACAAACAAAAACCTATGCGGCTAAAAGTTATGGGAAAGGGGCATTGCAATGACAGAAACACAATTTGATAAAGATACATGGCAAACGCCACGCTATGTCTTTAAATGGCTATCTCAACGTTTCGGATGGTTCGATCTTGATGGTTGTGCAACAGCCAACAACGCCTTGACATGTCACTATATCGGCGAACCTAACTCAGATAATGATGAACATCAATCAATCGCAGATGACTTTCTGATGCCGCTTGAGCAAATGTTAGATGTATTGTT